TCCCTTTCCACTGGCTGACAGGCAGTTGACGACGGGCCAGACGGCGCGCTTCGCGTTGCAGGTTATCCCACGATACATAGAATTTCTTAGGCATAGTAATTGGCTCAACGACTTACAGTTAAAACAATGGGTTAGTGCGCAGTATCACGCGGTATCATGTAATGCGTGCGGAGTTCCGCCGCCACTTTGCCGCCATTTTTCACCTATGAGTGAGGGCTGGCCAGAGGGTTTAATCTGACAGCATCATCAAGGTGTTCGGGGGCAAAATGGGCGTATCTCATGGTCATGGTGATGGTGCTGTGACCGAGGATTCGCTGTAGGACAAGGATATTACCACCATTCATCATGAAATGGCTGGCAAACGTATGTCTGAGCACGTGAGAAAGTTGCCCTTCTGGCAGCACGACCCCTGATTTTTGCGCCGCATACTCAAATGCGTCATAGCAGGGAGGGAACAATCTACCTTCATAGATGCCGTGTTTGGGGATCAGCTCATAGAGCTCTGGCGAGATGGGGACCGAGCGATTGCGTTTGCTCTTGGTCTGGGTGAACGTCAGCCGGTACTTGCTCACCTGGGCGCTGGTGAGCCCCTGCACCTCAGACCAACGGGCCCCGGTAGCCAGGCAGAGTTTGACCACCGTGGTCAACGCCGGCACTCGGGAGGTCGCGCAACTGGCCAGCAGCATGTCGATTTGCGCTGCCGTGAGGTAGGTCATCTCCGATTCATGGGTTTTGACCTGCCGCAAGCCAGTCAATGGGTGGGGGTTCACCCACTCCCCCAATCGGATCAGCTCACCAAACACCGCATTCAGCAAGCGCTGTTCGTCGTTCACCGTTTTGGGCCCAGCGGCCCGATCACGGCAGCGGCCAGGGAAGATGATGGCCCCGGTGAGCCGCCCTTCCCGGTACGTGGCGAAATGCCCTTTGTTGAGATCGACCGCATAGGGGTTGCCCATCGCCTCGGCCATCAAGTCGAGTTTGCGCTTGACCTGTTCGCCAGAGACCAGTGTCTGCCCGTGCAAACGGAACCAGAGGTCGATGACGTCGGACAAGCGCCGCTTGTCTTCGGTCACCTTGTTGGCGGTAAGCCAGGGGTTGCTGTTGCTCTCTTCCAGCAACCACTTTTCCCAGGCCAGCGCCTCGCCCTTGGTGGCGAAGCGCTTGCGCTTGCGTGGGCCCTCACGGCCTTGGGGATAGACTTCGGCAAGCCAGAGGCGAGGCTTGCCGTCGTCGAGTTTTCGGACGGTCACGAGACTTTGGGTTCGATAGACAACATCAGCCCGGTGAGTTTGCTAGCACCAGATGAATATTTGACGTTACCCACCTCATGCTCCACGGTCTCCCCGCTATCGAGGTTCTGCATTGAATCGGTGATCATGCCCATAATGAGCTTGCTCATCGTCTCCTTCTTCTGCTCTGGGTTCACAATCTGAGAAACGATAAGCGGCGTAACAATGGCCTGAACGATTTCATTGGAATCCTGTGAGCCACTGAACAGATACATGAAGCTCGTCACCTTGCCACTGCTCTTATCAATCACCCCGACCAGTCCAATATTGTTGCTGAACATATGAGTGAATGTGTCATTCACCTGTCCATCTTTGATGACCAGCTTCCCGATAGAAAATGAGGGGTCAATAGTTCGAGCGATCTTGTTGAACTTCTGGGTGAACAATGTGGGAGTCAGATCGAATGTCGCTGCAGGCTTTGATTCCACCGCCACTTCTGGTTCTTCGGTTGCAACCTCTTTGTCGGCATCCGAAGTTACAGGGTTATTCTCCCAACTCTGTTCTGCAGGCTCAGTCTGCTCAATGGGGGTGGCTTCTGCGGTGGTGGTCGGTTGCTTATCTGCACCGCCACTGAGAGCCAACATCAATGTGAACAGCAACCAGGCAAAAGAAAATAGCCGAGCCCGTTGGCTGTAACCTTTACCCAAGGTGAACCATGCGAACAGCATGGGTAGAAGGACGATGCCGACCTTAAGCCGAGTGCTGGTCTTTCGCTGCACCGCAGCTTGTTGGCTCTCGGGTTCCGGGACTATCACAGGGGGAGTGTTGGGCCTTCCACAGTGTGGGCAGCTCACCGCAGCATCAGAGATCTGATGTTTGCAATCAGGGCATTCAATGAGGGACATGTTTATCACCGTTGCTTCTTGTTGTTGTACCAGGCGATACCCATGCCGCCTGGCATGGTTCTAGCTCATTTCGCTATAGGATTCGGGAAGCTCGCCAGTCTCTACCAGCAGTCTGATTTGCTCATGGCGCACCAATGGCACCCCAAGCTCATTGGCCTTTTTCATCTTCGACCAACCAGCGTTATCACCGCAGCAGAGGAAATCGAGCGAGGCAGATACCCCCGTCACCACCTTCATGCCGGCAGACTCTGCTAGCTCGGTTAACTCGGCTTTGTCGGCCTTGGTGAACCCGGTAAAACAGACCTTGAAGGAGTAGTCTTTAGGGGGCAGCTTGCGACCGTGATAACCGGGGTCAGACTTGATTTGCTGGATACGGTCAGCATAAAGCGTTTCAGCCTGCTCGAATGCCTGCTCAGCCTCTTCATGAGTGTCGAAGACATCAATCACGCGATCGATACGAAGCGATATAAAGGTCGGATACTCGCCAGATAATGGCTCGGAATCTGAGGCGATAGTGACCTGATGACCGTAAGCAAGATTGCGATCTTGATTGATGTGGTAAACAGCGACTCTCTTGGCAGAGAGCACGCCTTTATTGTTCAAATAGAGAATATTGAAAACAGGCACCTCTGTGCCCTGATACCGGATTGACTCGGAAGAATGCAGATCAAACACGGTTAGCCTCCTGCTATATCAGAATTTCTTCCCTGCCCACGCCACGCGGCCGACGATATGCACATCGGCCCGCTGGTCCTTGGTCACCACCTGGGTTTCATAGCCAGGATTGTCAGAGATAACCTTGATCCCGCCGAGCACGTCGAATTGCAGCCGCTTCACCAGCAGGCTGTCGCCAATGCGCAGCACATAGAGGCCATCGCGCAGGGCATCGCCGTTGCACAGGTTCACCAGGATGATGTCGTTATTGCTGATGGTGGGCTCCATGCTGTCGCCCTTGGCGCGGATGACCGCCAGCCGTTCCGGTGCCAACCCCTCTTTCTTGAGCCAGTCAGTGCGAAACGCCATGGGCTCGGTTTTCAGCTCGTCGGAGACGGTGGCGCCGAACCCGGCCGACGCAAACACCTGGTAGCAATCGACCAGGGTGTAATCCTGCATCTGGTGGTAAGTAGCGCTGGACTCTGCGATCCCAGTCGTGTCATCACCCTGAGCGACACGTGCGTAGATGGGGACTTCGGGGTGCTCTGTCGCCTGCTCAGGTTGTTCACCCAAACCAAGGCAGAGCCAGAGGAACAGCCGCGGTTCGTGCCCGCAGATTTGAGAAACCAGCCCGATGGAGGGCATCGTTTCACCTAGACAATATTTCCTGACAACTGCATCACTCACGCCGACTCTCCGGCCAAATGAACTATAAGTCTCTCGACCTACCAGTTGTTTCATCCTCTTGGCAAAATCTTCCAAATCAAAGGCTGTGCCGTTAAGAATCTCCATAGAATTACACCCCTGATCACAGACTCACACTTTTAGGTTGCGCGATATCGCATCAGCGGATACTCTTACTTAAAATCAGCAAAGCACACCAATTGTCGAGACTGTGAGTGCATTTCTGTCTACAGGTAAAAAGTAAACGCATAGGGGCGCAGTATGACGCAACGTGACACCGAAAAACAGCCTTTAGGGGCGCATGCCGCACCGATAGGTGACGCTGTTCAACCTCCAGTCGACCAACTGGCAGAAGTGCTGCGCCAGTTGGAAACCATCAAACAGAGCCTTGCGCTCACCATGCTGCCGGCCATTCCGCTGGACGCCTTCCTCACCATGCTGCGGGACGAACTCAAGTTCGACCTGCCCCTGCGCACTGCCCAGGACATGATCAGCGACGGGCGCCTGCCCATCGTTCCCAAACTGCGTGCTGGCGACAAGCCGTGGGTCAATCTGCACCGCTGGCGCGAGATGACCAAGGAGCCGGAACACTACTTCAAGTTCGTTCATGAGAACTCCCGTCGTCGTGTGGCCAAGGATTCGACCAGTAAGTCGCGTCAGCGCGCTGCTGCTTGACCTAACGGTAGCGATTGAGCACAGGGGGATAAAGTGTCAAACCAGCACACTCGTTCACACAGCCACTTTGCAGGGGCCTGCGACCTGTTCAAGCAGGCGCACAACATCAGCCAATTGGCTGAAACCATCGGCATGTCACACCACGTGCTGCACAACAAATTCAACCCGGCGTGTGAGCGGCACAACCTGACTGCGCACGATCTCATCGCCCTCTACCACGCCACCGGCGACGACACCCTGTTTGATGGCCTGTTGTTTGACTGCGGCCTGACCGCCGTTCGTCTGCCGGATGCTGCCCAGGTTGCCCCAGAGGCCCGCGCCCAGCAGGCGCTCAATGCAGGGGCCCAGATCCTGGGCGTCACGGCCCAGGCCACCACCCTCCTCGCCGGTGACCGCGTCACCAAATCACACCGAAACACCGTCGTCACCGGCATCTGGGCAGGCATCGAGCATCTTGTGCTGCTGGCTACCGAGGTCGAGGACCGCTTTCACGCCATCCCCAGCCTCGCGTGCGCTGCTGATATGGCCCGCGCCGCCATCGGCGCATAGGAGACCAGACCATGAGATTGATTTGCCCCCACTGCGGTTACCACGCGAATACCCGCACCTCCACCAAAATGAGCCCGCTGACAGGCCACGCCTATTACGCCTGCAGCAATGTCGACTGCGGCCACACCTTCAAGGCGGCGTTTGAAATCGTCGGCACCATCAGCCCATCTGCCATGCCCAATCCGGCCATCGTGCTGCCGTCCTGCAAGGGCGTGGGCAAAAACCACAAAACCATGTCGAAGAGCGTCCCGCTCAAGGAGTCAGCATGAAGCTGCGCGCCGAGCAGCCGGGGCTGATCCCGCTGCCGTTTTTGCTGTTCAACCGCGCCACCGTCGTCACCAGCGGTGACGAGCCGGTGATGCGCAACACCACCCGTTTCGACGGCAGTTATCTGGAAGACAGCCAGGGCCGCCGTGGCGCGCTGCGCTTCCAGCCGTGCCATCAACCTCGCCCGCTCTGGCTGACCAAGCTGCTGCTGGCATAACCGGAGGGCCACCCCATGAACACCGCACAGATTTTCGAGCTCGTTCAACAGCCCAGCGCCGCAGAGGTGGCGCTGGCAGAAATGCGCGCCCAGTTCGGCCGCAATGGGGCGGCCAGCCGCTGGTCACGCCTGCCGACCCGGGCCCGCGCCGTCATCTGCTACGCCGCCGGGTTATCAACCACCTATGGCACCCGCGAGCTGGACCAGTTCGACTTTGACCAACAAGAGGCGATCCGCCTCGCCCTGGGTGCGCTGCTGGCAACCCTGCATGAGTTTGATGGCGGCGTGCTGCACCGCCGCGAGTGGCACCGCACCACCCGCCGAATTGAGGGGCCGACCCGCAGCGAGCGGGAACAGGCAGAACACGAGAACAAGCGCCGGGCCGAGCTCAACGAGCAGGCCGGCATGTTGGAAAGCCGCAGAGCGGTTTTGCAGAAGGTGGCCGGAAGCGGCCAATAAAAAACCCCGCTATCGGTGTTGGCGCACCAGCGGGGCTTTCAATCAATCAGCGAGGTAAACCTCATGAACAATCTTACAGCAGAACAGGCGATCCGCAAAGTCGCGAACAGCCTCATTAATACCCATCGCCCCCAGCTCGGGGCATGTCACAGCCTCGCCATCGAGGCGAGCCTTGAGGCGCTGGCCGAACTGGCCGACGAGCTGGCCCTGCTCGACATCTACGCCGAGCTGACCAAGCGCCTAGAGATCCTGCAGGGTGGCCAGCGGCCGCCGGTGCTGGTTACCTGCACACCATCAGGGGATCTCGCCTTCCTCAAGCTGTTCAACGAGTTCGCCATCGCCAACCCACAAGCCGCTGACGAATGGCTGTTTACCGATGCCAAAGGCTGCTTTACATGGCAGGACGATGAGCTTGGGCTGGTCTTCCTGCCGCCAGAGGTTGAAGCCGAGCCGTTGGCTGATGGTGACATGCCATTTATGGACGGCCCGCACATCATCGGCGTGGACATGGCTACAGCCCAGTCAGTCAGCGTACTTGGAGCCGTAACTCTTCATGGGCATCCAGATGATGTTGCCAAAGTAAGTGAGTGTTTGCGTCAGATAAGGCCTCATTTCACTCCATTGTTCATAGCACCTCGTGGCGAATGTCAATCAGACAGCAGCCAGCAAGGCGGTGCCCAATGATCGCCATCACCGCCAAGCACATCGCCCCCTCTCCCGCCGATGCCGTCGCCTACTTGGTGCGCCATGGCTACATCAAAGTGCGCGGTCACTGGCTCAGAGGCCAGCGTCACGCCGCCCGTATCGAAACCCTGGCCTCCGGCCGCGCCTGTGTACTGGAAGGAGTAGCAGCATGAGCAACATGAAATGTGAACAGTGCGGGCGCTACCGCCTGCCGGATCCGGCCGCCTTTCGCTGCGGAGACAAGGTGACCTTCAAGCGGGTGATCCAGCGCGCCAGAACCACCCAGCTCAAAGCTGTCGATGGCGTCATCGTCGAGGAAGGTGTCGCCACTGTGACAATCCGGGTTCGGGGTGGTGACAGGGTCCAAGTCGCACGCACCGGCATCACCATGCAGGGCGCGCCGGGTCCGCTGACCTATGAACTGTTCGGCATCTGCCGTTGCAACGGAGGTGCCCTGTGACTGACGACCTGTTCGAACTGGAGCCGCCGGTCGACGAGCTGGGTGGCGCCGAATCTGGGCCCGCCCATATGCAGCCGCCCGCACCGGTCAGCTCACTGACCAAGCACTGGGAGGCAGCGCAAGAGGAGTTCAACACCTCGGGCAGTGATGCCCGCCGAAACCGCAACATCGCCCAAGAGTTGCTGGCCCTGGGCGCCATCCGCGCCGTGTATTGGCTGGCGCTGGGTGGCGGTGAAGTCGCGCTGGCCAAAGAGATCGCCGAGTGGTGGGCCGAGTGTGAGCCACTCCACGGATTGGGGGAGACCATCAAATGACCACGCCAAGACAAGAAGAGTGCACCACTGAAATGGTGTATGGCGCCGATAACGCCGCCCTGAAACTCATCTTCCAGGTAAAGAAAGAAGCCCTTCGCCAGTTTCAGAACCAGCTGATCGCCCTGCGCAAGGAGCAAAAGCCAAGCACGAATGTTGCCGCCGTCCGCTCCTTGTTGTTTGCCTGCCGCGAAGAACGGGCTGGTGCCAATTTTGCGTTCGAGCAAATCGAAAGCAACGAGCGGTTCATAGAGGAAATGCGTCAGCTCTGGGAGAACTGCCCATTCAGCATGCCGGAGGAGACCATCAAATGATCCACGACTTCTGGCTTGATGCCATGTTGAGCGACGCGGCGCGCCGCCGGGAATACCAACTCGAATTACTGGATGCCCGTCGCCGTCCCTGCCGCCCCCACCGATATATCAAAACCCTGCTGGTCATGGTGCGCTCTGCCCGCCGTTGCGAACGCCAATCTGCCGCCCGTCTGCGCCAGTCATACAACGGAGGCGCCATCTAATGACTCACCAAAAATCAGCCGGGCTTGCCCCGGCTTTGGGCGTCGTGCGCCCTGCAAACAGCCATATCGTGACGCTGGAGCCCTGCACCAAGTGCCGCCAGATGGCGGTTTGCCTGCCGGTTGCGGGCCGACACGGTCGCCGCTCTTACCCCTACTGCGTCGAAACCTGCTGGCCGCTGGCCCGCGCCGCCAGTGAAACCGTGGTGAAGACCGTCCCGGCCAATGCCCGCCCCTCGATGCGCTGCAGTTGCTGCGGCGAGTTCGGCCATGTGCGTCCGGTCATCCTGGTCGGCAACCGGCTCACCAGCCTGTTTTTCTGCGAGGCCACCTGCTGGTCTGATCGGCTCGCCACCCTGGACATGGTACCGACCTGCTCCACCTGCGGCCGCTACCTGCAACCCAACGAGTATGTGACCGAAAAGTGCGGGGTGTGCAAGTGAATGATTCTATGACCCATTCTCGCTTATCAGAGATTGCATGTTCATGGCTAAAGCGCCCGATGAGCAACAAGGGGCCAGCCTGCCAGATCGCCATGATAGAGGTAGGCGGACTATATGGCGGCGAGCGTGCTGACGCATGGGGTTACCGCTGGGGATGTAACAGTGGTTCAGTCCTGGTCGAGGTAAAGGTTTCACGATCCGACTTCCTTGTAGATGCAAAGAAACCGCACCGTAATGGTGAAGTTCTCGGTATGGGCACTTATCGGTACTACATGTGCCCTGAGGGCATCATCACGCTGGACGACCTGCCGCATGGCTGGGGATTGTTGTGGGTCAACAGTCGTGGTCATGTGAAATTGCTTGCCGGTCATGTGTGCATGCTGCTAGGCCACAATGGTCGCGGGGCTGAAACCGTTTGGGCTCACCAGAAAAATGACCAGCTTGAGCTGGAAATGATGGCCCATGTACTGAGCCGGATCGGTGATCCTGAGGTGATGAATCGCAGGTTACGTGATGCAGAACAAAAAGCGCAGCGATTGGCTCGTTATCACGATGACTTCCATCGTCAGGAGCGTGAAATGCAGGCTCTGCGCTGGAAGGTTAAAGGCCTAAGCGAATTGCTTGATACGCAGGGTGGGGAGGTAGCGGCATGATCGACGCCATCACCAACCTGCACGGGATCCAGCTACCCCAGCACTATCTGGTCGGACACCACGCCATCAACATGGCCGGGGCGGCCGAGCAACTCGCTCGCATTGAGTGGCACGTTGCCAAGCCGCTGGCCGCAACCTTCCTGCGCCGCTACCCGGCCAACCCCAAGACCGCCAACATCTGGCTGCGCCGCATGGTCGACGCCTGCGCCGCCGCACAGAGCCGGTTCCCGGTACCGGTAATTGATCTTCGCAACGATGTGCGCCGCGAGCTGGTTGCCGCCGAGTGGGCCCGTCGCTGCCAGCAACTGCTGGCGGCGGCGGGCCATGAGCGCACCGCCACGGAGCTGCTGGCCGATATCGGGGCCCAGGCCAAGGCGTGGCACTTCTGCCCGCCCCTCCCCATTCACCCGCGCACCAAGGTGGAGCGCCTGCTGGGCCGCCCTCTGAGCCAGGCCGAGCGGGACGATCTGGCTGACGAGGTGGACAAGTTCGAAGGGGCCGCCGCCAGCTTGCTGGTGCGCCTGCTCGACGAGTCGTGGTGGCTGCGCAAGATCAACCGCGCCTGGGCTATCTACTGCGAGCTGATTGCCATCCTCACCGGCCAGGTGCGCAAGGGGGTCAGCCCCTACGCCAGCGCCCACGCGGTGCGCGAGTTCACCCAGCGCAAGGCCGCCCAGCAGGCGTGGATGGCGAGCATGAGCGCCGTCAACGAAGATCTGGGGCAAGAGATTGACCTGGTCGATGCGGTGATGGGCTCGGTCGCCAACCCCGAGATCCGTCGTCATGAGCTGATGGTGCGCATGCGCGGCTTTGAAGACATGGCGCAGGAGCAGGGCAAACTGGGCCTGTTCCTCACGCTGACCGCCCCCTCCAGCTATCACGCCTGGCGCCAGGGCAGCAAAGACAAAGCGAAGACCTACCAGAACGAGAAGTTCAACGGCGCCTGCCCGACCGAGACCAACCGCCTGCTGTGCAAACAGTGGGCGCGCTTTCGGGCGGCACTGGCCCGCGAGGGGATCATGGCCTTCGGCTTTCGGGTGGTGGAGCCGCACCACGACGGTACCCCGCACTGGCATTGCCTACTGTTTATCAACCCCGAGCACCAACGCGACTTTCTGACCCTGCTTGCCTACCACTTCACCGCCGCCGAACGGGCAGAGCTCAAGATGCCCAACGGCGACCAGCTCGATGCGCTGGCCGAGATGAAAATCCGCAACAAGATGCCGCGCATCAAGTGGCTGCTCGATGTGAGCAGCCCGGCGGTGGTCAAGGCCATCAACCCCCGGGTGAATTGGAAGGAGATCGACCCAACCCAAGGCAGTGCCACCGGTTATATCGCCAAGTACATCGCCAAGAACATCGACGGCCACAAGGTCGGGATGGACTACGAGGCAGAGGCCCCGGTCGACCACACCACCATCGCGGTCGCGGCCTGGGCGAGCTGCTGGCGTATCCGCCAGTTTCAGCAGATAGGCGGCCCTGCTGTGAGCGTGTGGCGCGAGCTGCGCCGACTGGGTGACGAGGTGATCGAGTGGGATTGCATTCTGGAAGCCGCCCGCACCGCCGCCGACAACAACCGCTGGGGCGACTTTATCGACGCCATGGGCGGCATTGACCTTCCCCGCAAAGAACACCTGATCCGCCTCTCCAAGCGCCTCGATGAAGCCGCCAACAAGTATGGCGAGGATGTGCTGCGCCTGATGGGGGTGATCACCGACATCGGCATGACCACCGCCGTCACCCGCACCGAGGGCTGGCAGATAGTGCGCAAGGGGGTCAACGGGTCGGGTTTGGGCGAGCAGCGCGAGCATGCAGTGGGCGAGCGCAGCGAGTTGCCCTCAGGCGGCGGCAGCCGCCCCCCTCGGAGTTCTGTCAATAACTGTACGAAAGGATCCAAATCAGGGGTTAGAGGATCCACTCTGGCTAAAGAGCTGGCCCGAATGGGGCTTGATGAGAGCAACGCCGCCCTGCTGCTGCACGGCAGCATCATCCACGCCGACGGCCAATATGTGCGACTGGTCGGCGATCGGCTGATTGTGACCCGCAACTGGCCGGGTGCTGGCGATGCGGTGGCCGACCAGCTGACCGCCGAGGTCGAGGCAGAGCAGGCCAGCAACCGGGCCGCCAGCAGCAACACGCTGAAACAGCAGGCCCGCGAGCTGATGCACTCCGGTGGCAACGTCACGGAATGGCTGGCCGCCCTGCCGCTGGCCCAGGCCGAAGAGGCGGTCGCCATCTTCACCCGCCTGCTGGATGACGAAGAGGACCGGGCCAGTTACCAGCCCACCGAACAGGAGCAGGCCCGCGTCGCGAGCATGCAAGCCGACAACGACCGCCATCAGGCGGAGATTGCCAAGGCGCGGGCGCGCCTGGGCATTAACTGAGGAAAGCACGATGAACGACCTAATCACCCGCGCCGACGTCGAGCGCCTGCAGCCGTATTGCCTGCGGCTCTGGCCCATCCTCCAGCAGCACCCGCCGGGATCGGCAGGTCGTGCCGCCATTACCCACGAACTCGACAGCCTGCCGGCAGCCGACCGCCATCTCTGCGATCTGCTGCTCGACCGCATAGAGCGGGTCATCCGGTTTAGGGATGCCTGGTTCCAGTTCTACCAGGGCGAGCTGGACACCATCACCCCACCCAAGAAGGCAAAGCGGGTGCTGCCTGTCGGCCCAGCTCCCAAGCAAGTATGGAAGGCCACCCGGGCGAGACAGGGGGCGTTTGCCAGAAGGAAGGATGTATGAGCAAACCAAAGGAGGCGAGGGAGCGAAAGCAGGCCCAGCGTGCGAGACAGTCAGCCCTAGGCATCACTCGCGTTGAGGTTAGGATGTCAGAACGGGAGCGCCAACAACTCAACCACCTACGCATTGTTCGGGCTGGCAGCAGTGAGCCCTACTCCGCCGACGAGTACATCAGCACCCTGATCCGGCGGGACTGGGAGAGATGGTTGGAGCAGGAGGCAGAGCTGAAAAAGCAGGTTTGCCACAACTGCGATTGCACCTTGCCGGAGGGATGCGGCGGAACCTTCAAGGGACAGACTGAGTGCTGGCACACAGCCGGGGATAAAACCATCACGCTGTAACCGAGCACATTATAAAAGTCAGTGAAGTGTGACCGGTCACAAAGTCATAGGATTGGCCGGTCACATTGCGGCGAGTACCATGGCCGAGGGTCATGCTTAAGGGGAAAATAATGAGCACTTATCCGCAAAGAATTCGTGACAACATCCTTCCATTGTCTGTTGGAAGTACGTTGCCAGAGGCATTCGAAGAATGGACGTTCACCGAGCACACAGAAGATCATGAGCAACCCATAGAAACCTGCCAACTATGTGAGCAAGAGTCGCTGCGTTATCACTTCGAGATTCGAAACAGCCTTACAGGGAACACCCTATGGGTTGGTTCCCACTGCATCCTGAAGTTTGGCCTCTCAGTTTTCGAAAATGGTCGCAGGCTCTCAGCGAGCGATGCCAAGAAAAAGCTGGCACGACTAACGCAACAAATGCATCAGCAATCTTGCATTAAGTCACTGGAGACCCTGGCCAAAGCAGAGAACGATGAGCGACTGATAGGTGCTCTCGATTACTACAGAAAGAACCATTATCTAACCCCAAAGTACGCATTCATTGTGCTGTGGCGGCTCCAGAGTCACAAAATCGACCACAACCCATCTTTCTTCAAGGTCAATCTCAAGCGGGATAAGTACCAGCAAGACCTTTCCGCCATGAAGCTAAGTCACGTTCATACCATTTGGCCTGCACTCTCCTCGACACAGAGATCCATGGCAATACGCTTCGGACACACTCCACCGTCAGATGAAAGGATCTGACGGAAAGTGAAGGATCGCGGAGAGGATCTAGAATCCCGCGCGCGGCCAACGCTGGCGCGGGGAGCCGCTTCCCGACCACAGTCGTTCACCTGCATGATTTTCCACACATAAAGCGGGCAGGCGAGGCGGGGTCCCGATTGCGCGCCAGCGGTGCTGGCAGGGGGGCAGCAGGCTGCGCCAGCCGCTCAGGATGCGCGTGAAAGGATCTGCGAGGGTGCAAGGATAGCCCGCATCGGTGATGCAGCAGCGGGCCGCTGATGCGGCC